TATAAAAACTATACTGTATTATATCAATCACCCTACAGATATTATTGCTGACCTTAAAATTGACCACCCTGATGTGAATAAGCTCATTATGTGGTTATCCGATGATTGCAATGCAAGAGATTTAACTACAGTTCTTGAATTAGAGCAGATTGAAATAGCTGAGATTGATAAGCGTTTTGAGGGTGCTCCGATATTCAGAAATAAGTTAATTTATATAACAGGTGATTTCATTCACGGTAATATCCCTGAGATATCATCTATACTGCAAAGCTATTCTGCAAGAGTAACCACATCTTTCACAAATTTAGTGGATTGTGTTCTGATAGGTGGCACTAACGAAAATGTAAACGGTAAAGATGTAGTAGCTGCAAGAAATATGGGTATTCCTATAATGGTAGAGCAGGATTTCTTTACACAATATGATATAGACACCGACCTCGCAGGAATAGTCTAATTAATTGGCTAAACCTTATATAATAGTATACAAGAAAGTTGGTGTCGTATTATGGCAACTATTTTAGATAAATTACGTAAAGCATTAAATAAACCACCGAAGCAGAAGTCATATTTACGATATGTAGCTTCTGGTTCATTCATAAGATTATCCGATGCAAGAGGAATTACAAGTGTGAATGACATCAGATCGGTCATTCAGACAATGCGTAATCTTGCAAAGGATAGTCAGATAAGCACAGCATTATCGTACTACGCTACGGATTGTACCGTACCTAACAGCAGCAATCAGATAATATGGGCTACCTCATCAGAAGATGAGAAAGTAGCTGACTTCATCAATAAGCTGTTCCTTAGATGGAATATCAATGAGTATGTGAGGGATCACATATTGGAATTAGCTACTATCGGAAATCTTTATATTCCTACTACTGATATGTACAAGGTAGATTCGGGAAATGTGTACGCTCATGGTGTAGCTCTTGATAATAATACAATTCCTCAAAGTGACTTTGATGTAGTTCCTGCATACAAGGTTCCCCCAGAGGATATCATTCATATCTGGGAGCAGGGTATTCCAAAAGGTTATATCTATCAGCCTGATGAGGGTTCGGCAGAGTACATTGATTATCCTGAATCAGCTGTTATCCATTTTTCATTAGGCGGTCTGCTTGGTGACTACACAATGGATGCTACCAATCCTGATGGTTCAACTACCACGTATGACATTAAGTTTGCTACTCCATTAATGGACGGAGCTGTACTTCCTACTCAGAATCTTGCATTACTTGAAGATTCAATGCTCTTGGCTTCATTAATCAGAATAGTTAAATTTATCAACGTAGATTGTGCTAATGCCGAGGAAGAAGAAATTCAAGATATTCTCCAAAGGGTCAAGGATATGATTGAGCAACAGCTTTCAATCAATACTGTAACTGGTGATGCTCAAAGTTTCCTGAATCCTCAGTCACCTAATAATCTGATATATCTCCCCAAGGTCAATGGTGCTGATGCCATATCCATTACAGACCTCAATATGGCTGAGAATACCGAAGCCGATAATAAGCTCCTTGACTACTATCAGAACAAGAAGTTATCTGTATTAGGTATACCGAAAGAAGCATTAAACTTCTCATCGGCAGAGGGATTAGGTGCGGCAGGAACAGTAATGTCGCAGAGGTCAGCATTATACGCTAATATCCTTGAAAGACTTATGACATCATATAAGAATGGTTGGAGACAAGCAATCAATATGTATTTCAAGGTCAGAAACCTCACAGGGTATATTGATAAGTTTGAACTTCATATGAATCCGATAGTAACAACGCAGTCTACTATTCAGTTTGATAAGCGTGATGCCGCACTTAATCAGTGTACAACTCTTATCAATCTGCTCAAAGATGCAGGAGTTACCGAAGATTCGGCATATATCAATGCGCTTGTTGAAATTCTCTCCGAGGTATTCCCCAAGATGGCAGCTGATGCTACTAACTGGAACATCAATATCGGTGATGAGGGTGGAAACAGTGCAGATATGGGAGGTGCTACTGGTGGTTTCTAAGCTCAAAGAACAATTCTTTTCCGAGTTGAAACAGTACAATGGTACAAATTTCAGAGCACTGAGAGAAGCAGACCTATCTACTCCCACACCATCAGCACTGAAAGCGTTCAACTCTACAATAACAAGGTATTTCATTTTCTCGGAGAAACACCCTGAGATATCAGCTGATGAAATGAGAATCTTATATTATCAGCTAAAGCTCGATATGGTAGCAAGATATTTTGCTAACTATCCTGCGGCATCTATAGATGAGTTAAAGCCATTTCAGCTTGAACTTCAAAACTTCATATCAGAAACAAAGGTAGGTTGATAGCATGGGAGGACCTTTAAGATATAATATAACAGACTGGCATCAATTAAGAGACTGTCTTTCCAATAATAGCAGAGATTTAAGAATTGTAGTCAGTGATATATTCAACGATGATATTCTTACTGGATTAAGAATACAAGTAGTGCATCAGCTCTACGGTCCCTTATTTGTTTGTGTGTTGAACGCAGAGGGTGAATTGATAACCGTACCTGCTGGTTCGGAGCAGATAGAGTTTACAACAGAACGTATTCTGCAAGAGTTGGCAAAATATGGATTCTTTGTAACATACGATGAAGTGAAGAATCTCCCACAGGATCAGCTCGACTTCCTCTATACTATTATGGGATTAGGTTATGACAAGCTCAGATTACTTGCAGTAAAGGGTAAGGGTATGCCTAATATGCTTCACCTAATGGTATTTGATGTAGACAAAGCACCTGCAAGCTGGTTAATCAATACCCACGTAGCTACATTTGCTGAGTATACATCAGTATTACAGATTGGTGGAGCAGTTAATGTATCAGATAAAGCTAAAAGATGGCAATGGGAATGGTTAGACTTTGTAGCTAATATTTCCGATATATTAGAAGAAAACGACTATAACAGGACGTGATGAATAATGAGTATCAACCTTATCGGTGATGATATCAAGATAATGAGAGATCGCTATGATGAAGCTCTTGAAATGCAAGGAATACCTTGCACGTACCAATTTCCATTAATGGCTGAATCCAATGAGCAGGGTGAACCTGTGATTGATAGCTATTCCGATATGATTGGTACTCATATTTTCTTTGATGGCAACCCAAAGGTAAAGACATATAAGCGTTTAGGTTGGGTCGTTGAAAATGACAAGAATCTCCCATTCCTGATTCATTGCAGTTTTAATCTCTCTCATTTGCAGAAAGATTGTCTATTTCATCTATCAGGTCAGTATACTGAATTGCCTGATAGAATCTTTAGAGTAACAGAATTAACTTGTGACCCCCAGGCTCCGGATCATCTGGTAGCACAAGTAGTTCCTGTATATGATAAGAATGTAGTGGGTAGAACCAAGAAAGAAGTAGCTAACACATTTAACAAGTCAAACTACTTCTTGAAATCACCTACGGATTATCGCGGTCAATATATCTCCGAGCAGAAAGGGGAGAAATAATTAAATGTTATATCTTTACGACAATGCGGTTTGCGAAGATCTGACTAAAAGTTTCAACCCTGTAGCAGATGGACAGAAACCTGTAGTTAAAGTAGTTGGACCCGAACAGATAATAGGTTTAGCTGCTCAGATACAGGAAGATAAAATAGGTTTCCCTATAATAGCTATAACCCGAAACGAATATCAGATAGACAACAACCGAACGAATTTCACAAGGTCGCATTTTGGTGTAGCTGCGGTTTTAGATAAGGAAACGAATAATCTTTACTATGAGAAAGCCTTACCGATTACCTTATCTTATAATTTGACATTGCTGACTACTAATCAAGCAGATATGGATGAACTTATAAGGGAATTGCTGTTCAAATATACGAATATGTACTTCCTCACAATAAAGCTACCTTATGAATCCGATAGGAAAGTAAGATTCGGTATCTCCATCAATGGTGAAACCAACATCGAACGGTCATCGGGTAGTTTAGAATACATAGAATCGGGTACACTATATCAATCAATCATCACTTTGAACTGTGATGGTTGCTGCTTAGTTACATATACACCTGCTCATCTTATGAGGTATAAGTTAGATGATAGCATACACATACAGCAGTAACCTTATATATTATTAAATAATATCTCTGATTTGAGGTGATTTTGTGATATACAAGAATTTGTCAGGAATGACAAGTACGTTCTACGGTGTAACATTTAATCCTGGCGACACTAAATGTGTTCCAGGGGTTATAAATGCACCTAATTTTATCCCTGTTGCAAAACTCCCTGAAACTGTCAGCGAAAAGAGCACAGATAATAATACACCTGCACCTGAATCCGAAGAAAAGGTAGATGGTCGCAGAAAATCAAAAATGAAAGGATTGAATATTGATGGCACAGATATTAGTTAATGAAATTTCTGAAAACTATACTTATTCAATAGTATCAAGCTCATTCGCTACAGTGGCACTTCCTATTACAGCCGCTTGGGGTCCTGCTTTTATGCCCCCTGAGAGTGTATATCCTGGTATGACTACAGATGAAGCTACAGATGCTATGCTCGAAGATACAAGATGGCTGAAATTTGAATCAAATCAAGCTGGTCTTGAATCGTTCGTAGCTACATTCAGAGGTCCTTCCTCTAATTACAGGATTGCTAATGACTATTCCTATCAGCAGGCTCTTACACTTCTTTCCGCAGGTTATGATGTACTTGTATGTCGTGTATGCCCTGGTGCTAAAGCACATTCCAAATTCGACTTCACGGGTGGTAAGGAACTTCATGTTAAAGCTAAGTACCCTGGTACTTTTGGTAACAATCTCATTGTTAGTATTACAAAGACCGTCACAAATACACTTACATTAGAGGGTTATTGGAATGTAATAATCTACATTCAGGACCCCGCAACTCTGAATACGGTTGCAGCTGAAAATATTTCATTTGTGTTCGGCTATTCAGATACTATATCTTCTATTGATGAGATTAAATCAAATCTTGTTACGTTCGAGGTTGTTGGTTCAATTACTGATACAGATAGTCAGCCTACAACGAATAGAATAAAGCTTTCAAAGGGTACTGATACTCTTGATCCCGTAGTGAACACAGCTACTATTGGTGGTTCGGAGAAGTGTGTGACACCAGTATCAACAAAACCTGAATATGTGGCTAATACATATTACACATATGATGGCAGCACCACATATACTTTACTCGGCACACAAACTGCTATTGATGATGCTTGGGAAGCAGGTACTACCATATACAGAGCATATGCTTCAACCGATGCTGATGTCGCTACACGTTTTAATATGTACGACAAGGCGGAATCACTGTACATGACAAGGTATACCTCTACTGCTAAAACTCCTGCTAAGTATTGCTACGGAGCTGGTGGCCTTACATCCGCATCACTCACAGTCGGTATTGCCTACGGTACAGCTTGGGGTACTTTTAATCCTGATACTCCAAATTCCAATACAGATACTTCTAAGATTAAAGCTCTTACTCATATGGAGTGGGTGTATAACGCTGCATTCTTTGCAATTCAGCTTCTGAAAAATAAGCTTGACTACAATCCCAACAGATTATATATTCCTTGGGATGACCAGAATACACTTGCAATCAACGGTACAACTATAACAAGTATAGCAAATGTGGTAATTTCACCTTTCCACAGACTGATAATGGACACAGCGTTCTACAGCAGATGTGCGACAGGTATGATCGACATCCCAAGGTCGCTTGTGAGAAGTATTGTGTATTCTGATGTTACGACGACAATGCCTAACGGTGGTTACGCACAGATGTTATCACACATAACAAATGAGTTTACTGCTTTACTGAATATTGATTCTAATATTCAGCTTTACACTACACATTCTGCACTGTTCGGACCTTGGGCTCCTTATAAGCTTACAGGTATGAGCAAGCAAGTAGCAGTATCGCCCTCACTTATAGCACTCTTAATCCACAGAGCGCAGTTACTGAATCAAGCTACACAGTATGAGTGGTTACTTCCTGATAATAGAAAGCATAACCTCAGAATCGGTGAGCCTGACTACAAGGTACCTGCTAAACTCAGAGATTCTTGGCAGTCAATCTATGGTATCGGCGTAAACGTTATCGCAGCAATACCTGACCTCGGAATCAATCAGTGGGGTAATTCAACTCTGTTTGATGTTCCACCTGCAACATATCAGGCACTTGCAGACCTCTCTACAAGATGGCTTGTTAATGCTATTGAGGACGTTGTATACAGAACAGGTATCAGTATAACATTCAATTACAATAACGAGAATGCGTATAGTAAATTCTATGTAGGTGTAACACCGTTATTAGATTCAATGCTTAATGCTGGTGCTATTGAAGATTACAAAATACAGATGTCACCTGACCTTGATGCTCTTGGTCAAGTCAAGGCAAGAAGTGTAATCGGCAAGATCTGGATAGTTGTTGCTGGCGTAATCAATGATATTACAGTAGACCTCATTGCACTTCCACCTGGAACTGATTTAAGTGCTTTTGGTTCATAACATAAGACATCATCTATAATGTATCTTATCATAATAAGAAATTGGGTCGAATCAGAAATGATTCGGCTCAATTTTTTTATTTTAACTAAAAGTGCCTCAAACTTGAAAATTTCAATCGTTATTGTAGATAGAAAGAGATTATTATATGGAGGTAAAGGTAATGGGCGCACGTAATTATGTTGTATACAAACCAACACCTTTGGGTACAGGTATAATCATTGCTGTGTTTGTTTCAGAGATTGCCACCAAGGAATTTATTACAAACGTAGCAGGAGAATATGCTATAGCTGAGGTTGAGGTAAATGGTGACACATCAATTTACAGGTATATGGATATGATAGGTGGTGAAGATAATGCCTAAGAAGAAATACTTTGTTATGCAGGATATATTCGATTTCTTATTCAGATATCAATTTGGGGCAAAAGATGAATACCCATTCAATCGCGATCCTGAGAATCTTATCTTCTCTTGGGGGCAGGTCCTTATTCCATCGCAAGGAATCAGAGAAATGGTACAGAACAAGGTGTCAGATATAGAGGATAGACCTCTGAAAGAGATCAAGATGATGTATCAGGTGGCGTTTATAGATAATACCCATAATGACCCTAAAACCGGAATCATCAACCAAGATATATCTCTCACATTCCGATATGATAAGGAATATAAGTACGGAGATATCAATAAGTCAATATACGAAGTATGTTTCTATATCCTACAACACGGCAGATTCACAAATGACTTCTACATTATATCCGATGATTCTTTGTTTGAGTTCTTCTCATACTACATCATAGATAATCAGTGGGGGATAGGTCGCTTGCTGACTGCAAGTCCCCCTAATGAGAAGTATAGTTTATCAGAGCAGGAGGGTTGAGAATGAAAGATATTGATGGCTACGTAACAAAAGATAGCTTATATCGCTTAATATCAAGAATAAAACACAATACTGATATAACTGTTGATAATACAACGTGCAACATAATCATAGAAGCCATAAGTGATATGCCGAAAGAGGATGTAGAACCGGTTAGATATGCACATTGGGTAGAATGCACAGTCAGAGGTTCGCTTGCGTTGTGCTGTTCTGATTGCGGTAGTGATTCTGGTACATTATACCCATATGATACTTGTCCTAACTGCGGTGCAAGAATGAAGAAGGGAGTTGAATAATATGCAGAAGTCATTTCATTTATATCTTGCTAATGACAGCACAGAGATAATTCATTCTTATGCTTTGACAAAGAAAGCAATAGAGGAGGATTTTCCAATAATCCTGACAACTCAGGTTATGCTGTGTAAAACTTCTCTGATAGAAAGAGGATATCGTATCTTTATCTATCCGAAGATCGGAGAGCGATTTGAAGTAACTCTTGGAGCTTGCGAGTGTACAGATAGGGAATTGCGTATGTGTCATAATCTTCCTAATATGCTAATTAACGGTGCGTTCTATCGTGATGGAATGGTGTTGTTCTGAATCGTTATTATATATAGAAGTATAATTAATGTCTTGTTTTATGTGGTGGCGGAATAGGTAGACGCTGATGATGATGGGAAGGTATACAATTTCCTGTGGCGACAGTGAGGCAACCACAATATAGGTTGCAAATAGCTTAAGTGAAAGTATACTATGTGAGGTGCAAATCCTCACCCACATAATAAAAGAATAATTCTATGAGAGGTGATACGAATGGCTAAATGGATATATGACGGAGATTGCTTGATAACAAGTTGTTGCAATACTGCTTATGACATTGACAAGTTTGAACACAAGGGTGAATTGATATATGTACCTTGCGAGTGTCCCAACTGCGGTGCAAGAATGAAACAGGAGGTAAATAACTATGGAGCGAGAAACATTCAATAAAGCAAAGCAAATTGATACTATGATTACTATATTAAAGGAAGAACGCAAAACATTAGTATTAGGTGGTTACAAATGCTATGTTGTAAGTGGTATCAGGCAAAATAATACTGAGACACGTTTAGCGGGGATAGATAGCGATCTTATGGATGTAATCAAACAGTGGTACGATGATAGGATTCAGGAATTGGAAACTGAATTTGAATCATTATAATGGGGGTGAGATAATATGGATGATAAGTTTGTAGCAGTATATGATTCTGAGTTATCCGCTATTATGAATAGCGATAGGTGGGTAATTAAGAATTCTGAAACAGATGAAGTAGTAGATAATGCACAGGGCTACGGTTATAAGTCACCGCAGAAAGCATTTGCCGCTTTCGCATATAAAGGTTGCGAAACACAGACATTCCAAGCAGCATTAGCGAGAAGAAAGAGAGTTCATTATTGGCTCATTAACAATCCTGATTTTCTTGCAGATATGGATCACACCGCATACGAACTTGCAAAGGGTGCGTTCGGACCCGATGAAGTATTTAATGCTGCGGTAGTAAAGGAACTTCTGAAAGACCACGGTATCACTGTAGAGTTTACACCTGCGGAGATATTAAGTGTGTGGGAGAAAGGGGCCAATTGTGTTGAGTAAAATATTATTCTGTCCTCATTGCAGTAGTACCACAGCACCAAGAATAACTATCATAGAAGGCAAAGATGGTTTCAGAAACCGATACGCTGTACTCTGTGATTATGATAATGGTGGTTGCGGAGCTGAGGGAGGTTATAGATACAGCGAGGAAGAAGCTATAGCTGTATGGAATGAGCGATCTTCATTACCTACACCGACAAACTCCACACAAAAAGTCAAAACAGTTACAATATCATACGATATCGAAGTATACGAAGATGATACAGAGGAAGATATCAGATATGATGTATGCTATACTTTACAGACATTAGGGTATCGCAAGGTACCGCATACACTTCATATCGAAGTTAAAGATAGGGGTAAATAGCTGTTCACAGAAAGTTTATAAATTCCTATAAGAGATTCGCAAATTTTCAACCTTATATATACATGAGGTGATATGTATGGATAAATATTATCCAATAAACAAATTTGCGAAAATTATAGGTGTTACTTCTCAAACGTTGAGGAATTGGGAACAATCAGGTAAATTAATACCACATCATAGATCTGATAGTAATTATAGGTACTACTCTGAATCACAATTACAGCAGATTCTTGGTGAGCAGCGAGATAAAAAGAAGCTTACTATCGGCTATTGTAGAGTGTCAAGTCACAAGCAGAAAGATGATTTAGATCGACAGGTAGAGAGTATGCGTATGTATCTTCTTGCACAAGGTACACCATATGAAATTATTACCGATATTGGTAGTGGTATCAATTATAAGAAACCTGGATTGCAAGATATCATTAAACGTATATGCAGTTATGAGGTTGATAAGGTAGTTGTGCTTTATAAAGACCGTTTAGTACGTTTTGGTTTTGAGTTGATTGAGTATATAGCAAGTCTGCATAGTTGTCGAATTGAGGTTGTCGAGGTTGCGGAGAAGTCAGAACAACAAGAATTGGTTGAAGATTTAGTGCAAATCATTACTGTATTTAGTTGCAGACTTCAAGGTAAACGAGCTAATAAAGCAAAAAAGATGATTGAAGATCTGATAGCAGGTGATAGTGATGATTAAATACTATTGTGATAGATGCGGCGCAGAACTACCAGAATACGCTTACAACCACAATTCATATTCTGTTAGTGTAATCGCCGCTGATTACGGTAGTGATAATGATAGCTATAGGATATGTAGTTATTGTTATTTTGATTTCAAGAATTTTATCAAGGAGCGTAAAAATGATGGCTAATACAACAAAAGGATTATGTGAACGCTGCGGAGAAGTCTATGACCAAGGACCACATTCTTTCTTCTGCCCTAAGTGCAGGAAGATAATGCAGTCCGAAAGAGCTAAGAGAGTAAATCTGTCAGCTATGGGTCGGAGGGCAAGACAGAGAAAGTGAGATGAATAGTAATGAATGAAGAATCTTTATCACCGACGCTTATAGATAAGATAGAGGTAAGTGATGATGGTCAATCTTGCAACGTATACGCTGATGGTGTGTTAATCGCAGGTCCTAAATTGTCAGAATTCAAATGTACCCTCTCAGATGTTTCAACAACATCAACAATACCCTCTGTATATGATGGGGTTATAACAGCTTCTGCTCCTATACGTGATTATATAGATGGAGAGTTAGTTCCAATGCTCTGTACACAGTGCGGTGGTAGGCTTGATCCTGATACATTATGTTGTAAATTCTGCGGTACATATTATAAGATAAGAAAGTGAAGTGGGTAACTATGTCGTACTTTCAGTTTATAAACACCACAAGACTTGATGAAGATAGGATTATCTCTCAGGCGTTGAAAATCATCAATGATAGAATCGAACACGGATCGCTTGTGTATCTTTGCGAGAAAGACCG